AATTTTTGAAAAAACTTCTTTCAAGATGTCTTTCATTTGTTCTCCTAATAAAAAAGGACGGCTTTACACCGCCCTTAATCTACCCATACAACCGCCCTGACTTCACTTGCGTTCATTGCCGCATTGACACGCTCTTTGTATCCATTGTACTTAATATGTAACGCATTACTCCTCACTGCCGCCGCTCCGTTAATAGCCGCAAAATCCGCAATAGTCATGGAAACACGCTGGTTGTCTGCGGTAGTCCATACAATTTCACCGCCGCCATTATCGGTCAATGCCTGTCGTGCAATGGCAAGGCGATCACGGCTCTTATCGTCATAGTCGAACAACCCTTTGTCTGTCTGTACAGGTTCAACCTCTTTAGCATCACGTATGGATTTCAATTCGAGAATTTTAGCGGCTTTTAACTCGTCCAGTGACGGCTGTGGAATGGGTACTACCTCATAGTATGCACCTTTATCCTCAATGGTAGCCATACCGCTTTCATTGCACCACGTGGCTTCGTCAGCGTATTTATCCCAATCGATATTTTCTTTGTAAATTCTTGTTCCGATTCCGTTTGCCATTATGCCCACCTGCCTATTGCGATATATCTTACATAACCACCATTATTGCTCGTTTTTACTGTCATATCTGTGGCTGTTAATGCAGTAACATATGCAAAATTTGTCGCACCTGACGATGAAAATGACGGAACAGGCGCACTTGTGAAGGGTTGTGGAAAAGTTACTGTTATGCCATCGGCTGTCATGCTCCCTACACCGCCCCAGCACATTTGCAAACCATTAGCATATCTTATGTAATTTGTTCCACTGGATTCGACACGTTCAATGTTTTTACCGCCCCATGTCAATGTGCCGTCAGGTCTGCCTTGCAACTCTTTGTAGTTAGAACCATCAGTAACTGCACGGAGTCCAAAACATCCTGCTTGACTTGCTTTCCCTACACCATGAAGCCAAAGATACGCACCTGTTGAGTAACCGCTACCGCCATAGATTCCTAAAGCACCATCATGATTACTGCTACTGCGGTTCATTTGGATTCGCCCGCTTTGGCTAGAAAACTGCAACCAACCGCTTAATGTCCCACCGCTCAACGGCAGATAATCCTTTTTCCACGCCAGCGGATACCCACGCCAATTAAGGTTGCCGTTGTTATCATGCGTCAGCGTGTATGCGTTTGCGCCATCTGTGGAATAGCCAGTGAGTTCAAACTTTCCATTGCCAACATTATATAAATTTAACCTTGCGTCACCTGTTGCCCTTGTGCCGCCATACAGAGATAAATACTGTACGGTTGATGTTGTTCCGGGAACGTACAAACCGCCCCAACGGTTGTCCTGATTATCCAGCATACGCAAATCAGTGCGGAACGATGCAACGCCTGTTACCTTGCCACCTGTCAGCTTCAAATAGCTGTTCTTAATGCGGTTGCCGTCCTCGTCACCGATAGCAAGATTGGCTGGCTCAACAACGTGTCCGTTACCATCAAGCGTAGGTGCAGAATCGCCAATGGTATCGTGCAGTGCTTCAAGGTTGTTCATAACATAATCTATCCAGCCATCATTGGTAGAATTGGCTAATGCGGTATTTTTTCCGAAACTTCCTTCCTGTACTACGTTATCATTAGCATCTCGTAGTTCGGGCGTTTGATAGGTTGTTTTAATCATGGGATTCCTCCTTTAGTAGTTGGTTACATCAATAACGGTGTATATAAATCCGTTCCATGTCCATATCGGGTCATTGCCAATACCATAATTTGAATGGTCATTATGGAAACCTCTACGTGTAACTTTTCCGTCAATTATGGCAGGAACATCTGATTCAAAGTATCTGCTCATATATTGCATAAGAAAATCCCGGTCATCTTCTTCGCCAGCATAATGACCATCAATATATAAAGGCGTGTCAGGATCGCCGATTTCAAAATACGGAATGCCTATGTGAACATTTGCAATATTAATTGCTACTTTTTTTGTTGAATCAACCGTGTATCCATCATTGACTATGCTATGGTGCAAAACCTTTAAAGGCTTTTTGTTACTTGAAAAAACCAACTTTTGATATTCGTCAAAGATTTGCAATCCATAGTGAGTACTATCACCAATGTTGTTATATTCACCAAAGACATATACATATAAAGAAGATGCGTTTACGCCTTTGCGAAGCACAATGTAATATGCGTTCTGCCCAATACTGGCGGCATAATAATCTTTGGTTATAAATCCATCAATAGAACCGCTACCGCTTATTCCCCCAAGAAAAGCCAATGTTTCTTTTTCGCCAAGAAGTATTTTGCGAAAAGAAAACTTACTGCCTTCAACCATATATCCATCTTTAACATCAGCGAACCAATATGGTAATGTCGAAACTTGTACTTTTCTACTCAATGCCAAATTCATATAAGAATCGTTTATTAGCAAAACGTCATTGTTGTTAATAACTTCAAATCCTGCGTTAGCCATATGACCACCTAATATATTCCATATATGAAAACATATCCAACACTACTGTCAATGTGTTGCCACGATAACTTTGAACCGTTTGACGTTATTTTTAAGCCGCCATAAGTCCATTTCATGTATCCAATATTTAAATTAATGCTTTCTATCTGTGACCACATATTCCCATCAAGCAATCGTTCATCCGTCAATGAGCCGTCTTTTTCTCCCACAGTAACTCTGCCCAAAATTTTTGATGTTCGTGATGTCATATCTACGACAACTTTCCCATTTTCGTCAAAGACCTGTAATCCTGCTGGCATTTTCTTTTCCCTCTTTTTTCGATAAAAGATAATAGCGGCAACCAATATGATTACCGCTATTGTGATGTAAATTACCATACGCCCAACCTCACACGTAGTTTATTGTTCGCATCATATACCTGTATCAGATTATCTTTAATCACAACTCTTGCGCCACTTGTTTTGGTCTGCAATGTTCCGATGGTAGCCGTCAATGCTGACAGGCTGGTTACATTTAGCTTGCTTGCATCAATACTTTTTGCCTGAACCGCATTCGCCCAAAAATAACCATTTACGGATGTGTCGCCATCTAATGTTATCAGCTTACCTTTGATTCGTGCTGTTTCAGGAGTTAAATTCAGGGCAGATACAATGCCGTTCTTACTAACCTTTAGCTCAATATTATCCTGCAACTGTGCAATGGCAGAATAGTTTTCGCTTGCCAGTTCATCATCATTCAGATTAGTAACGATACTGGTTATCCTGTCTGCCTGCTGATTGATAGAACTTGTCAACGCATTATAATGCTGTGTTTCCGTTGTTTTATTGGCTGTTACTGTTGCGGTTATATTATTTGCCGTTTGATTCAAGCTACTGATAGCCTGATACTGATTGTTCCCATCCGCACTACTGTTTAATGTGCTGACAATAGTATTAATATTGGTGCTGTTCTGCTTGATGCTGGATTTCATGGCAGTAATTTCGCTTGTACTGCCCTCGCCCTCAATGACAATCTCGTCAACCTGACTTTGTAGCCCCTCAATACTCTGATGCAACTGCGTGATGCTTGCGTAGGTAGTATTCTCTGGCCCGTTGGACAGGTTGGTAATTATGGTATCAATACGGTTATTAGCCGTACTAATATCCATTGTCGTACCCTCGCCCTGTTGCCGTAACTGTTCTACCTGTGCATTCACAGTGTTTATATCGCCGTGGACAGTGATTAAATCCTTTGCACTATTGGTAGCGTCCTCTAATGCCGCCCTGATAGCACTATCTACTTTTGCAATATTAATGGCTTCATCTTCCAGTAACTTCCCATCAATGGTTTTCTTTATGACGATTCGTGATTCTGTACTTCGTTGCCCCTCACCAAATATATCAACGTATGCTACGGAAACATCATAAATGCCTGCTTCACAACTATGCGTATACGTGTTGTTCTCTGTAAATGCCGATACGATGCCATCACCATTGATGTATACCCTCATGCCAAGGCATCCGTTAGGGATTGCTTCTGCTACTATATTGATACTGCCAAGGTTAGCAGATACATCAGGCTTTGCTGGCTGTGGCGGTGTTTCTTTGGCATAAATCAGCCTTGCAGGAGCGGAGTATTTACCCACTGGTGATTTGGCGTAAAGATACAGCGTTCCTGTCCGTTCTGTCAGTGTCAGTGCCGTACTCGTTCCGCTCGTCCTTGCTAACAGGTTTACCGATTCTATGCCAGCGTTGGTATCTCTGCGGATTTCATAGAACTGTATATCGCTGTTAGTAACTTCGCTCCAGCTTGCCGTTATCTGACTACCAAAGGTCAATGCAAAATCATCAGGCGTGTTCGGTGTTTCCGTCCGTAGTGCTACGGTTATCGTGGTCTGTGGGGCGAAATCAACATTGTTGCTTGCTCCCCATTCGTCTTTTGTGACAACTGCTATCCTGTAAGTGTCACCTACAACCGCCTGCGGAATAACAACTTGATTTTTTCCGCTACCACCATAAATCCAATCGCCCTGAAAACCTAACTGGCTAATGGGAACATCAGCTACATCATTAATGTTTACTGTCTGTCCGTGGTCGGTCTTGTACCACACTTGACCTTCAAGATAGCTTTGTAAATTAGGCGGTGTCCACTGTACTACAATATCGTATCGTGCCACGCTATCCTTTATCATCCGGTAGCGGTTGTATGCCGCCACGTTCGTCACGGGCGGGATGTAATACGCTTGTAATACATATTCATAGGCGTTTACATCTGCAAGGCTCTGTTCTGCCGCACCAAAAATATTATAGGAACAAAACTTCAGGTACAGTATCTTGCCAATATCCTCCTTAGCAAACGGGGCCCGGAGCAGTGTTTCATCACACCGTACCATGATCGCACCGGAACTATGGGCCGTTGCCGTGGTGTTATACTGTCCACGGATCAGTCCGTTTAACTGATAATTCCCGTTCTGCAGCAGCGTAGCCGTCTGGTAGCTCATGCACTCGCCATCAATCCAGATCAGCGTATTGGCGCGTTCCGCATCTTGCTGGGTACCGGAGAGCATGGTGCCGTTGATGGTCACTTCCAATGATGTAGCATCCGTTGTTATAGCCGCTGCCAACGGGCCAAACCTTGCGTTATTGGTGATCTGGCCCAGCGTCCGGTAATACTCGCCGTCATCCGATACATATACCGTGCAGCCGCCCCAGTTGTTTGTCTGGCCTTTGGCAGCGATCCATACTTCCAGACCATTGGTCGTCAGATCCGCAGGCGGCTGGAAGATAACAGGAGTAGCAGTGTCGCCCGGAGGCACGTTGAAATCAATGGACGGCCTGTCAACTTCATGAACGTCATACTCAGCTGCGCCATAATCGTCAGCGAACCAGCTAATGGCGGTAACGGACAACAAGCCGCTGGCGTCTTCCTGGATATCCTTGATCAATACGACCTGATCGATAATACCGGAAGCCTCATCGGTGATCCGGACCAAGTCGCCCGGTTCCAACCGGCAGAACGCCCAACCCAATTTGAACTGATACTGATTTTTGCCAACTTTATTCCGCCGAGCAGCAGCTTCGGCAATAACCACGGCCCTTTCCTTGGTATAGATATATCCGGCATTGATGGTTGGCGCCTGTTTTACGCCACGTTCCGCAATGTCGGCAGTATCTTCGTAGGTTACGCTTTCTTTCTCATAGTTGTTTTCCCGGTTCATGAATTCCACAGTAAACCGGTTGTACTGGTTGCTGGAGTCTTTCCGGCTCCACGTTACGCATGACCCATTTTGCGGAATGAAATCATCCACTGTCAGATCATAGCGAATGGTCTTGTCCGGTTCCCAATCACCGACCGGGCGGTCAGCCAGCGGGACAATCTTATATGAATCGTTGCTCCAGAACACATACGCGCCACACAACTGCGCTATCTCATTGATAATTTTTTGCGCTTCCTGTGCCCCGGTTGCATCCGCAGGCGTGGAGATTAACAAATCAGCCTC